TCACTTTAGAAGATTTTTGTGAAGCAACAACATATCCCGCAACTGTAACCCATTTTCAAAAATTGACTTTGAATAATTATCTATAAAGAAGTCGGTTTTCACCGCAAAACAACGAAAATTCATTTTTTGGTAAAGATACAGTTGAACAAAACTGGTTGTACCGGTGCCAACAACCATTTCATGATAATTTTTTTGTGCGGCATACTCTGTCACAAACTGAATTAGTTTTTGTGCATAACCTTGATGTTGATACTTTGGATCAATAGCCAAATTTTTTAACTCAATTTTGAATTGATCTATTGGTGTTAGCACTATCAATCCAATCAAGTTCTCGCCTTCAAGCATTTCAAATCCAAAACTACTTTTCAAATACTGCTCAATTAAGTGACGATTAGGATCGGCTAATAAGAGCAATTGAAAATGAGCTTGCTCATACTTTTTTATTCGCGCAATTTTCATGACTTTCTCCGTTATAAATTTCTTTTATAATGCTATGCTTCCAAATAAATCAACAGCCATCATTTACGTTATTGTTTTTATTTTTTTCGCGTTCATTTTTTGCAAGTATAACCAAATTTTGTTCAAAATATTGCCAATTTACGGTGCTAACTTGATGTATAAAAAAACAAGAACGTTTTTATATCAACATTCTTGACCTGCATAAAATTCCTATTTAGTGCATTTATGAACCGGGTGAGGGTTCACTAGAATGCTTCAAGAATGCCTATGTATCAGGCATTTGCAGTGCTTATTAATTTTTTTGACTGTCCTTTTGACTGTCCCTAATACTACAATACCGACTAGCAAGCGTCCACTAGATCATAATTCTAGTGGTTTTTTATATGCTTTAGAATAACTGAAATTATGTATGTGGTGGAATTTCAACCACCACTATCAATTAAAGGTGAAACCTAAAATTGGAATAAATGAACATTTCAAAGTTGCAAAATAAATATCGCTTAAAAGCGAAAAATACAGAAATGATGATACCAACTATTGTTAGTTACGATCTACCCTATATTTTTAGTCTACAATCGCATTAATTACCGTCAAGATTGCTCTCACAGTAAACCGACCTACAAATAACGTTCTCCCACAGAATTTTTATTTGTACCTACATTATATCATCTAATAGACACATTTTCATTAATTGTCATTTATCTTGCTTCTTAATTGCTGTAGCATTGAAACCACCTGATAAGGTGTTGCCTTCATGTCTGTGTCACGGTTGCTATACCAAAATTGTGTTAGTAAGCTTACTGCAAAGTCAAATTGTGGGTAGGCTTCCAACTGTGTATAGTTCTGTGTGCTATCCACAGCGTCCGCAACATACGACCGTGCCACATCAATGTAATTCTGAATTAACGCATCATCATCTGTTAGATCAATACGCAAGCTGTTTTTAATATCATCTACGGTCACTGTCATTTAAATCACTTCCTATTATTATGAAATTTATATGTATAGGCGGTTACCCGCCTGATTAAATTATTTTGCTGGTGCTAACGTAAGATAAACCATTGCTTTATCATCAATCACTTCATAATCGTTACGTACAACGACTGCCAATCCTTGTGAATAGCTATCAAATTGAGTCCAGTTGGTAGTAACTTGGTTACGTTTGAAGATTGCAAGGTACTGGCTTAAGTCCCCTACAAACAATGGAAAACTACCGTCCTTTTCATTTGGAAGTAATGTGCTTGGCACTACTACGATTGGTGCGCCTAACAATGCTGATCCAGTTGGTGCTGTGGGATCAGTTTGGAGCATGTAACGACCCTCACTATCTTTTAAGGTATCAAGATAGTTGTAACCGCCTTGATTAGTGATGATCATCTTATTTAAAGCGGGGTCTAAATCAACGTTAAAGGCTTTCTTGATATCGTCCACACCTGTAATGGCTGTTTTAGTAGCCTTTTGGAGCAAAGCCACAATATTAGAATTATCGGTGTTATTAACTAATTTCTGTAATTGTGATTGGACTTCTGAAACTACTGGAACTTCTGAATCATCAACGATTTCTTGAGATAAGAAGATTTTTCCAGCTCGTGTAGCTACCTTATAATCAACACCAGTCATACCAGCGTCAACGTCTGCAATGGTTGCAAGTTCTTCTTTAGTTGCTAAAACTGCATTAGAGTTAGTTGAAATAGGGTAAGTACCTGAACCAGTTGAAACAGTTTTAACTGTTGCGAATTGCCCAAGGTTGGCCTGATTTTGTTTGTATTCAAAGATTGGTGTAACAACTTCGCTGGGAATAATTGGTTGATTACCGTCAGTAGTTAAGCCGTCACGTTGTTCTCCCTCACTTCGAATGTAATCTTCAAAGCTTCTAGTTTCTGTCTTCTCTGGTGTATTATCAATAATTGTTTTTTCTGTCATTTCTTGTTTCTCCTTTTCGGGTGTCTTAGTATTTTTACCAATAAATTTTTCATAACTACGTGAATCTACTGCTACATTAGTATCGTCATAGGCTGGAACAGCTACCACACTCACATCAAACAGGGACTTAACACTATTAATTGTGCGTGTAACGTTGCCTGAATCGTCCTTTGTGAACGTGTCTCCGTCATCTGCTACTGCAAAACTGAAACTAGCACTATCAACATTGCCACTTGAAACCTCTTCGTAAACATCATTAGCAAAACTTGTATTTGGTAGAGTAGCATCAAAATGTAGTCCTTTATCATCTGTAGCTAACTTTAAAGTACCAGCCTTAACACTTGCCAACACTTGGCTGTAATCATGGTTGGATAACATTAAAACGTTGCTCAAGTCCACGCCGTCAAATGCTTTAGGAGAAACGACTTCAACAAACCCGCCTAAATCTTTGCTAGGGCTGTTAAATACCACGGCATAACCTGATAGTGTTTTACCCTTACTATCGTCTGGTTGTGTGTCCTTATCGGGATCAGTGGTATCCGTTGTATCTGGTGCTGTGTTTTGTGTTGGATCAGTGCTATCAGCCGTTTCTGCATTGGTTGGTGTGCCAGCACGTAATTCCGCATTAATTGTGATACGTTTATCTTTAATCAATTTGTGACCTCCTCTGTGGGTGTTTGATCCACTAAATTCTTATTTTTTGCCATATCATTAAGCGGTATGTAATCAGTATTAATTAACAACTGATCGCCGTTATCAATTGGAGCTAGTCCAATCTTGCCACGTGCTTCATTCACAGTAAGTAATCCACTTTGATAACCTTTAATAGCTAAATCTTGATTGGTTTCAGGATCGGCACTAAATAATTTATCAGTATTAAATGTGTACGTACCAGCCAGCTTACTATTAATCTCACTAGTGAAAACCGCAAAATAATTTGATAATGAATTTTGTAAATAAAGCACATTACTTTGTTCATTACTTGAATGGCTATTTTCTACTCCTAATCTTTCGATAGGAATACCGAAAGCCTCTGCAATTTGTCTACTACTCCAATCATTGGAATTAATAAATTTCAGAACGTCCGTATTCACTTCTAAATTGCTCAAGTCCATTGAATCATCAAGTACAACCGTTTTTAATGAATTGTTCCCGTTGTTAGCTTTTTCAAACTGATCACGAAGATTTGTTTTCGCGTTTTCACTTAAATCTGTTTTGTGAAGCTTTAAAATACTTGTTCCATTAATTCCGTTCTTGAAGAAATTGTTCAGTAAACTATTGCCAGATCTTTGTACTTGGATCTGATCTTTCAACGCATACAGCGGACTAACTCCCACAATGCCGTCTTGCGTAAAATACTTAAAATGAAGCACGTTGACAGGCGCAATCTGACGCGAGTTCAAGTTGTTTTGCTTATAGTTATACGTAACTATTCCGCTCTGGTCGTCCTGCTTTACGGTCATTTCACTGTTCTTAATAAAATTAAGTTGTGTAGGCCGTCCATTACTATCCCTGATAATTTCAGCGAATGAATTACCATTCAATAATAAATTTACAGCTAGTGCAAACTTAAAATTAAAACCATTCATTAATGAATTAGGATTTTCATTTAATAGCTTGGTTGTTTTATCGTTAGTACCTTGAATTGGATTGCTTGCAATATCAGAGGCAATTACTCGAATAGCTGTAAATACATCTGCATTTCTTAAAGCCCCCGCACCCACATACACAGAACTGTCATCACTACTCATAGAAACAAGTGCATCAAGAAATGCCGTATCTTTGTCTGGTTCAATATCACTCTTATTACTTCCCATAAAAAAACTCATGTTTAACCTCCTTTCTCGTAGTTAATCAATAATGCAATTACTACCATGGCAACGCCTAAGGCAATCAAGCCGATTTGATAACCTAGCCATAGCCACAAACCAACCACGATTAACAATAAACCAACAACCAGCAGAACAGTTTGAAGATTAAAGATTGAATGAATAATTTTCATAATATTCATTGTCTGCTTTCTCTCCTTCCTGTTTATCGTAGTATTCATATCCCACAACATAAGCATTTATTAATGAAGCAATCTCATCAATTCGATTGGCATGCCTTGCTTTATCAATCATTGGATTATTATTTGAATCATATTTTAAAATGGCATTATTCACGTTGTAAGCTAGTAACTTATTTTCCGTATGAAGAATATTGCCTTTAAATAATTCTTCTTTAAATCGTTTTGTAGGAATACTCAACGTCTTTGACCCTTGCCGTATTTCAATCAATGGATAACCTGAACTTTCAAATTTAGGTAACAAATAGTCAAAACTCCACGGATCATAGCAGATACCTTTTACAGTCCAGTTATATTTACCAATCATTTCACGAATATAGTTAAACACCTGATCATAATCAATCACACCACTGTCGAGTTTGGTTATATCGCACTCACCTAATTCCTCTAGAGAACGATAATCAATTCCATCTGTTTTAATTTTTTGGTCTAGTCCATATTTAGTGGAAACAAACGCATGTGAATCCACATAGAATTTACTGTTACCAATTGGAACTAACCAACTAACCGCCGTTAGATCACTAGACTTTGATAGATCCACACCGATATACACATCACGATTATTTAAATCTGGTTTGTTCTCAATCTCGCCAGCTTGCCAGTCATCACTAGCAATGTAAGAATTTTCACTTGCCTGTTTCCAAACGTTGAAATTTTTAGTCAGCAATGAATTTAAAGAGTTTTGTTTAATTGCTATATCAAGATCCGATTGAATTTGTTCAGTCATGGTCTTAGCAATCACTTTGTTACTCATTAACGGATTAGCTTTGATCCAATTAGCTTGGTCAAATACTTCTTTGTCCTCATCAAGTTCATAAATTAAAGCAAAATAGCGTTCAGACTTTTCTTTACCAGCGAGTACTTTAGACAAATACTCGTAATCTTCGTGCATAGGGCTATTAAGCTCCAGCCCACTTGTTGAGATTACTGCAATCAGTGAATTAGGTTGTTGAATAGTACCACTCTTTAAAACATCATATACAGCGCGTGTCTTAGCTTTGTGATACTCATCAATTATTCCTAGAGTTGGATTGTAACCGTCTAAACTGGAAGTATCTGTAGCCAATGGAACGGCTTTGCTATCACTATCTAAATCATCAATTTCACTATTGAGAATCTTTAAACGTCTACGCATATAAGGTGACTTACTTGCCACCTGCTTTAGTCCGTTTTGCAATTGGTCAAAGGCTAGATGTGCTTGTTTTGAAGAGTTGGCAGTAAAGAGGATTTGTCTTCCACGGGCTGGTACGCTTTCCATTAATAAAGCAACCGCACCAATAGCAGAAATTAAAAAACTTTTGCCATTCTTCCTAGCTATTGAAATAAATGCTCTATTGAAACGCCTATAACCTGTACTAACTTCACGCCAGCCATATAATGAACCAATTACAAAACGTTGAAATAACTCAAGGTGTAATTCTTTCCCGTCTGTAGTTGGCAGCATACCTACGAAGTTAATAGCTTTTTCAGCTATTTCATTATCAAAGTAATACGGAAAATCTTTTGTGCGTTGTCGTTTCAGATCGTTCATGTGACGTCTACACGCCTGTTTAACTTTGTTGCCTGCTAGAATTTCACCAGATAAAATTTTATTACAATATTCTTCGGTACTATTCACTACTTAGCACCTTCTCAAATGGGTCGCTAGGCTTATCAGATTTAGCTCTGTTAAGTTCCAACTTGGCACGTGCATTCACGGACAAGCCTAATTCAGTGGCTGTCATTTTGATTGTTTTAATGGCCTCATGCTCTTCCGTTAAATATGGATTGATTTTTTTAGCACCACTAACAGCAGTTGTTACTACTCCATCATGATTAACTTTTCTTTCGCATAAATGATACTGGGCAAAAGCATTACAATAAATTTCAATCAAGGTTCTATCCAACTCACTTACTGGAGTATTTTCAGCCAGTAAAGGAACAATTCTATTCCATTCCTTCATAGCCTCCCCTTTCATTCCTTGAGGTGGTTCGATCTTAATCTTTGGGTATTTATTCATAGCTTTTTCTGCATCTTTATGTTGAGAAAGTTGTTCTAAAGTCATGTGGCCTTTAATATTAGCCAACTTTTTTATCTTTCCCAATTTATTCATCTCACTTTTATTTATACACTAATTATACACCTTATTAACTTATATTGCATAAAAATGCATTTATTTTCCTTGGATATTCATAAAATGAAAAGTATTGTTGCGCTTCTCTCGATTAAAAACATAGCCCCCCATAAAATAATTTACGGAAGGCTATTTTTTCTATTTATTTTTTCGTTCTGCTACTTCAATCTCTGATTTTTCATTGTGACAATTTTGGCATAAGCTTTGTAAATTATTCCAGTCTAGTCTTTTGTCCCAGTCCGTTTTGATTGGTATGATATGATCACAAATATCAGCCTTGCGAATGATTCCACGGCTTAGGCACCTTTCACACAACACATGTGCTACTTTATACTGTCTAGCTAACTTAGTCCACGCTGTAGACTGGTAGAATGCTTCATACTTACCACCTGAATGTTTCCTATGAAAATATCTACGTGAGTTTTCTTCATGCTTGTGACGGTCACAGTAATGCTGTGTTAGTGGTATTAGCGTCCGACAACCAGCATGACCGCAATAATGCTTAGCCATTAACCTATACCTTGATGTTCCGTTAGTGTGATCACGTCAAAAGTGTTAATACCATCATCTGAATTGATATTAATAATTTTATATTCTGTACCATCAAGATGTACCAACTGTTTACTATTAACTTTTGGGTTATGCCTGATTACAATTTGTCGAGTGTTATCAACTTCTAATCCTAGTAATGTTTCAGACTGAATCATAGTCGCTGTGTATTCGCCACAGTAAACAGTAAAGGACGGTACGAACTCTTGAATAGTAGTACCAAAGTTAGGGTTAACCTTGCCACTGTCACCATAAACACCAAACTCACAACGCTTATTCATTCTAGATAACTTATAGTTTTTCATTAACTGCCTCCTTTATATTACTGGTAATTTAATTGTTTAATAACTGATCCTTAATTTCCTGATCCGTCATCATTTTTCTAGGCTTACTATCAAGAACATCTACCGTTACAATATACTGGTATTCTGGATAGCTATTAAACTCGTTCGATTCACTAACTCTAATATTAGTAGCAATGCCTTTAACCTGTAGCCATTGATCTTCACAGTACATTAATTCTTTAATCACAGGTACATGACTAGCTGTGATTACTTGCCCATTTAATTCTGATTCTTTATTTGTAATAAATTTAATTTTCATTTTGTTAATCTCCTTATTTATTTGTTGGTTGATTATTATTTAAAAAGGTGACGGCAACATGCCAGCAAGGTGACGGCAGTATATTGCTTTGGTGTCACCCTATAAACGCTGTTGTGTCAGTGTATTAAGCCATGTGGTGACGGCGGTGACGCCAAATCGCGGTAACTTATTTATTTATATATATACGTTGCATACCTATATATTAATAAAATATATTATTAATACTTTCTGTAAAGTGCCGTCATCGGTGTCACCTTTTCTCTGTACTCCTTGCGTATCAAGGTGTTAGAGGGTGACGGCAGTCATAAAATTTGCCGTCACCCTCATGTCACCCGTGTCACCTTATTTTTGAACAGCTTTACTTACTATATGGAATGGTACTGAAAGATCATTTAACTTGGCGTAATATCCACGAGATGATTTTTTACGCTTGGCATAAGCCTTATAACGTTCCCCTAAATATTTTGTAATGTCTGAAAAAGGCTTGTGATTTTGTGTAAGCCACTTTTGACAAGCGTTTTTAATATCTCTTGTGCTTGTCCATTCAATTTGTAAATCATCAAACTGTAAACACTCGTCAACAAACTCACCTAATACATCTTGGTCTTTTTTATATTGCTGGCCATTGCTAATAATTGTTTGAGGTATATTTAAGCCCTGTTTTAGATAATCGTTAGTGCCCTCATATATCCAATTTAAAATGCCGTTTGTTTCTTCTTCCACAAATTCATTAAATAAATTGGTGTTTGCCTCTTTACTTGAAACCCAATGCGCAAACGGTACAAAAATCACTCTATCCCACAACGCACCCTCAGTACCTGAAATTGTCGGTTTATGATTAGTAACCATAAAAATAGTAAAAGTCTTTTTTAATGATCTTTTTTCTTTGTCGTAAAGCGCTCTTGTTGATATAGCTCTATCACCTGTTATTTCTTTTAGCTTTGCTTCATCAATTTGATCATCAGTATTTAATTCAGACGTATAAACAAAACGCTTATCTTTCAAGGCAACTAAATCAGGTGTCGCTTCACCACCGTCTTTTTTATACTTTGGTTTGATAAGAGAACTCGGACTCATTACAGTAGCATAGTCATTTAGCACGTGTGCTATTGTTTCAACAAACAAAGATTTTCCATTTGATCCATTGTGTTCTTCACCAACACCATGTAATACAAACATTTTTCTATCACGGTTATCACCTAGCAATGAATAGCCTATTGCACGTTGCATAAACTGAATTACATCTTTATCGCCCTCAAAAGTTTCATTAATAAATTTTTTCCATTTAGGGCAATCATGGCTTTGCTCAGGTGTACCGCTAGTAATTTTTGTGATTAAGTCTTTACGATTATGTGGAGTAACTTTCTTTTCTTCAACATGCCAAGTTCCTAGCGGTGTATTAATTACTGAATTATCCTGATCAAAACTATCAGCAGACAAAGCAATTAAATTTTTAAATTCGGCTAGTGCGCCAACTTTACCCGCATGCTGTCGTGAACGCTTGATGAACCTACCACGTGCCTTTTTTGCTTCCTTTACCAAATCATCTTGGTCGTCCCCTTGTTGATAATCAGGAATGTGCAATTTTTCGTACTTCAAATCATAGACAACCTTATTAAAATCATTTTCCAATGCCATTGAATTATCTTCGATCCAACGTTTCCCGTCCCACATCATTATTTTCTTTGTATCGCCAACGTACTTGTACCTTTTACCAAATCTAGCCTGCATACGCTGTGAATTACCCGTATCATCATATGAATAAGTAACCTCTCCATTAGAGGCTTTATACGCGTCTCCATTGCTATTAGAATCTTCAAGATTAATCTGATAATGATTATCCAGCGCGTGTGGATCATATCCAAATTCTGTTCCCGCAATAGCTCTATTAATTGTTCGATATCCGTACGTACTCTTACCGTCTTTTTTATCCCATTTATCACGCATAAAGCCAGATTCACGAAAAATACTGTCTATTTGTTCAGGGTCTTTATTAGTCCAGTACGCTAAAATATTGCATAAAGCTAAATCACCTTCTGATTGTGAACTGTAGTCTGAATAATCGCCACTAAATAAAGTATCAAATTTTTCTCTTTGTGCACTACTTTTAATTTTATTAATTAATTCATCGTCAGAAAATTCATTCGTACCAGTAACGGCTTTAATTTGTGTTTTAGTTTTTCCAAATCCAAACTTTAATAAATATTCTTTTAGTCCTACCAAATCGTTAGGATATTCAGAAACAGACTTATCAAGATTATTACTATCGCCCGTAACCGTAATAAAACGACTGGACTGGTAAAACTCTACATTATTACGTTTTTGTGCGTGAACGTCTGGTAGTTTTTCATTAAACCAAACATGAATACCTTTTCCACTAGGGCTCTTCTCAACAAAGCCAACGTTAAAGCTGGGCTGTCGCTTGTCGTCCCTAGTTAAGCCATCAAGGTCTAAAACTGAATACGGTTCATTATCACTCAAGGCAAAGAAGAGGCCACTGAAATCGCCCTTTAAGTAGGCTTCTTTAGCGTTGTCATAACTTGTCCACGTGTGGTAATTAGTACTTGAAGCACGTTTTCCGTCAATCTGATACGGTACTTTGCTAAGCTCATTACTGTCTCTCTTACGTTCTGCTTTCCATAAAGTCCAATTAGGGTAACTTTTCAAATCTTTAGGAATATTATCAAAATTAATAACTTTCAAATTAGTTTCAGTTGTAATCAATCTTTCACGCCCCTTTCGCTACTATTAGCGTGGGTGTTGTGCGAGTTTGTAAATCTTCGAGTTTATTCACGATTAACAGCCCTCCTATTCAAAACAAAAATGCCTAAATCAACTAAATGATCTATAGATTTTTGAATTGAATCACCCGTTAAAACCTGAATTTCTTTACCACTTACTAAATCTTTTATTAATTTAGCTTCTTGATAAGAAATATCATTCTGAAAGTGGTCGCCTAATTGAGTAATGTTAATTTTAACTAGGCAATTAACAGGCTTTACAGTGCCATTTTTAGGCTGTATAATGAAGTTGCTAGTTTCTTTGTCCTGTTTGCTTTGGTCGGTAACAGGGCTTTTTTTATACACTTTTTTCATATTAACGGATCTCCTTTACAAAATAGTTGTGACGGCGTTTTTCTTGCTGTTCCGTTTTATCAGCACCAATAGCAATGCCAAACAATGTACCAAGGGTTAAAGCTAGAAACATACAAAATATTAAAAATAGAAAATACATAATTATTACTTCCTTTAATTTAGTTTTGGCGACTGGGGTTTTATTGTTTTTGTGGGAAAATGAAATTGCTTGCTGGTCGGTAAGTTTTTTTATTTATTTAAATTTCATTTTCCTTGTAAAAATCGTCTATAGCTTGTTTTGAAATTCGTTGAACTCCACCAACTATGGAAACTCTTAAGCCTTGTGCAATCATCTTTTGTAAAGTGTTAAAACTGATCCCACCGTACTGGCACGCTTGTTTCTTACTCATATAGTTAGGTAATTCTTCTCGCTTGCTAGCTTGCTTAAACGCCTCTACAGCAATCTGTAACATATCATTGTGTACTTGCTCCTCGAACTCGTCTGGTACTTTAATGTTCATTTGCATGCTACTTTGCCTCCTTCTATCCAATTATTTAAACGATTGTAAGTTAACGGTCTAACACTGGTACGAGTTCCGTTCATAACGTCCGTTAGTGTCCAGCGATTAACTTTTGTCTGTTCCGACATTGTTTTCATGCTTAACATTCCTTTGCGTGAAAGCAAATCATTTTTTAACTCGTTTGAAATCTCCATTATTTTCACCTCCTTTTGATATCCAAGTTTCTTAGATATCCGATAAATTCATTATATATCCAAGATTTTTAGATTTCAAGCATTTCATCTAAATTTATTGGATTTTTTTCACTTAAAGAGTTAAAGTATTGTCAAAGAGGTGTTTTTAAATTGAACAAACTCAAAGCGGAACGAAAACTAAGAGGCTTAACTTTAGATGATCTCGCTAAAGCTACTAATATCAAACGTGGTACGTTAAACAATTATGAAAATAATAAAACTGAACCTAAGTTAGCAACGTGGGAAAAATTAGCCGACTATTTCAATGTTCCTGTTGATTATTTACAAGGATTATCTAATGATAAAGTGGGTTGGCATTTGTGGGAAGACGCTACTGGATATAAAAAAGAAACTATAGAATCACAAATTAGCCAATTAAAGAAATTCGGTAAAATTTCAGAAAATGAATCAATTCAAAAACAAATAGGCTTAGCAGTTAGCTATTTGGACGGACGAGGAAAAACTGATCGTAATGCAATTGAAACCGCTAGCATGGAATTATCAGAACTAGATAATAGAATTCACGACGATTTTTACATTGACCCTAATAAAACGGTCAATGAAGAAAAACTTGGAAATTCAAGGCTTAGAAATATGAAGACGGAATATGATGGTTCACTATATTATGACGATATGCATAAAGAAGTTTATGATAAAATTTCAGATATTTTACAAGAAGCTAGACAAAAACTAGCAGACTTAGAAAATTAACTAGTTCCTCATACATAGCTTGCTGGTCGGTAGGACTATGGAGGAAATACAATGACTAAAATTAAAGAATATAAATTAAAGAACGGCGATATCCGTTACATGTTTACCGTTTATACAGGTGTAAATCAGTCCACTGGTAAGAAAGCTAATACCACACGAAGAGGTTTTAAAACACAAAAAGAAGCTGCCATAGTGTTATCACGCCTAAAGCTTGATATCGATAACAAAGGTAGCTTGCCTAAAGAAAACAATATTTTATTTTCACAGGTTTATGAAGAGTGGCATGATCAACATATTAACCGTGTGGAGGAAAGTACGGACGACAAAATAGTAAGTTTGTTCAAAAATCATGTATTACCAGCTTTTGGTAACTTACGTGTACGTGCTATCACTTCTCACAAGTGTCAAACGGTGCTTAATGAGTGGTTTAAAGAAGTTACGTTGAATTATAAGCGTTGGTTCATTTACACTAAAAAGGTGCTTAATTTTGCTGTAAAACAAGGCTACATTAAACGCAACCCAGCCAATATGGTAACTATGCCACTCAAAAAAATTGAAGCTGGTGACAAGCCTGAAAATTTCTACGATAAAGAGGAATTAGCCGAGTTCATGAACTGCTTAGACCAAAAAAATAAGCCTGAACAGTTTACATGGTTCCGACTGTTGGCTTTTACTGGTTTAAGAAAAGGCGAAGCACTCGCCCTCACTTGGCAAGATATTGACTTTAACAATAGTACACTTCGAGTAAATAAAAGTCTTGGTAAAGGTTACCACGGTAGACTATATGTTAAAGCTCCAAAAACGCGTGCTAGTCGCCGTACACTTGCTTTAGACCCAATTACTCTAAGAACACTTAAAACTTGGCGTACGGAACAAAGAGAGCTGTTTCTAAGCTATGGAATTAATACCCTTCATAAGGGTCAATTAATTTTTGCAACGAATAAGAATACTTTTAAATCAGAAAACACTCCACGTATGTGGTTGCTTGACGTGATCAATGCTAACAATCTTAAGCCAATTACTACACACGGTTTCCGTCACACTCATTGTAGCGCTTTGTTTGCGTCTGGTGCCACCATTAAAGAGGTTCAAGTTAGGCTTGGTCATTCTGATATTAAAACGACTATGAACGTATATGCACATGTAACTAAGTCGCAAAACGTTGAAGTAGTTTCCAAATTAGCCAGCTTTTTAGGTTTTTGA